CAAGATTTTTTTAAAACCCTTGTAAATACAGGCTTTTTAGCCCCTCTCCAGACCCTAATATATTTAATATATTTAATATATTTAAGTAGCACACACCGCCCGCATACAAGCGGGGCGGTGTGCTATCTTGAAGAAGAGAGCCTATAAAGAAGAATAAAGAAGAATCTGGAGTGGGGGCTTTTCTTCTTAAAGGCACTAAATATTCAAAAGGGTATTAACCCCTGTATAAATCAAAGCCAGAGAGGAGCTTTACAGACGATGGAAAGACAGGAAGCCAGAGAACAGCTTAAGGGACAGCTTAGAGCTTATGTAGTCGGTAAGGTAGACAACAATCCTGATGGCCGGTCTCTGTTGCGGGCTACTCTGATTGAGTATTTCAATGAACTTCAAAGACTGAACGCTATTCAAAATTTTGCTCCTGAAGATGTAACAGTATCACCCGGAAATGATAGCGATGCAGTAGTTATTGATTGCTATATCCAGCCGGTTGATTCGGTAGAAAAAATCTACATCACAGTGAACCTGTCGTAAAGGAGGGGATAAGGCATGGCTGAAAATTATACTAGATTAGCAGATACTATCTCCTCACACGAGGGGAAGGCCTATATCACCATAGATGGGCAGAACAGAGAATTGTTTGAAGTGTCGTCATTATCAGCTCAAATAGACCTGATTGTGCAAGAACGCCGGTTGCTTGGCCACAGAATGACCCAGCACAAAGTTGTCGGGGCAACAGGTACAGGGTCCATGACGATTTACTTCATGAACAGCCAGATGCTGAACCAGGCTATTCAGTATCTACGGACCGGTAATTATCGGGGCTTGAGATTACAAGTAAAGAATGAGGACCCGCAGAGCACCGTCGGCAGGCAGGAAGTTGTATTGTCAAATGTAATTCTTGCATCAATACCAGCTGCAATACTTGACGACCAGTCAGATGATCCAATTACATTTGATACAGATTTCACCTTCGATAATATCGAAAATCTTGAAAGCTTCCAATTGCCCGAAAATTATAGATAAGCGACCACCACCCCCTTGTAAACATATTTACCATAAAGTAGAATGAAAAAGGAATATATTTGCAAGGGGGATTTTTATGGCCAATAGGGTTATAGCAGGGGATTATAAGGGACTCGGGATAGGGTGTTCAGTCGGAAGTGTATTTATTACAACGTCTATTTTAAAGCCATTATACCTTGATAAAAATACTGTGGAATCATATGAAGTTATAACTGGAGAGCATAGAAAAAGTGCAGCGAGTGGTGTTGCGCGTGGTCTTATAGGCGGTGCTTTGCTGGGGCATGTAGGAATGCTGGCAGGTGGTTTAAGCGCTAAAAATAAAGGAACATATCAGATTGCAATACAATTTAAGGATGGCAAGAAAAGTCTTATAGAAGTTAACGATAAAATATATAAGGCTTTAATTGCGACCCTGTTTTAACTAAATTAATAAATAAACTGTGGACTATATGCACCTGCTTAAATGTGGGTGCTATTTTTTTGAAAAATAATATGGAGGGATATTATGAGTAGTTTGAAAGCATTTCTGAATCCAGTGAAAGTTGAAAATAAAGAAGTAATCGTTTCTAACAGGTTCCAGGAGGATGGTAAGCCTGTTCCTTTTATAATTAGGCCGATTACTCAGAAAGAAAACGAACAGTTGATAAAAAAGTACACAAAAAAAGATAAAAAAGGCAATGAAACTTTTGACAGAACCGGATATATTCACGAATTAACAGCTGCTGCAGTTGTGTTTCCGGATTTAAAAAATGCGGAGTTACAGCAGGCTTATGGAGTATTAGGTGAAGTAGAACTGTTAAAAGTAATGTTGTATGTGGGCGAGTTTGCAACACTTTCTCAGGCTGTTCAAGAACTTTCAGGACTGGACATCGATATAAATGAGGAAATTGAAGAGGTAAAAAACGCATAAAGCAGGGCGATCCGGAGTTTAATCTGGCTCACTTCGCCCTGCAAAAGCTTCATATTTTGCCATCTGAGCTTGTTGAAATGAATGATAGGGAAAGAGCATTTATTTATGCCAGTATACAAATACGAATTGAGCAGATACAGAGTAGCGGAGAGAGGGCGGAAGCTGGACAGGCTACCCGCTCTTTTTCACTATTAGAGTTTTTCGCTCCATTCTTTGTCGCGGGCTCGCCCTTTATCGCTTGGGGAAATGTTTCCCGAAGCGTTCTTTCCCGGAGCAGGGAGAAAACAAAAAAAGGAGGGGTAACGGTGAGCAAAAAAGGGGGTAACAATGAGCAAAAAGGGGGGTAACAATGAGCAAAAAGGGGGGTAACAATGAGCAAGATTTTTTTAAAACCCTTGTAAATACAGGCTTTTTAGCCCCTCTCCAGACCCTAATATATTTAATATATTTAATATATTTAAGTAGCACACACCGCCCGCATACAAGCGGGGCGGTGTGCTATCTTGAAGAAGAGAGCCTATAAAGAAGAATAAAGAAGAATCTGGAGTGGGGGCTTTTCTTCTTAAAGGCACTAAATATTCAAAAGGGTATTAACCCCTGTATAAATCAAAGCCAGAGAGGAGCTTTACAGACGATGGAAAGACAGGAAGCCAGAGAACAGCTTAAGGGACAGCTTAGAGCTTATGTAGTCGGTAAGGTAGACAACAATCCTGATGGCCGGTCTCTGTTGCGGGCTACTCTGATTGAGTATTTCAATGAACTTCAAAGACTGAACGCTATTCAAAATTTTGCTCCTGAAGATGTAACAGTATCACCCGGAAATGATAGCGATGCAGTAGTTATTGATTGCTATATCCAGCCGGTTGATTCGGTAGAAAAAATCTACATCACAGTGAACCTGTCGTAAAGGAGGGGATAAGGCATGGCTGAAAATTATACTAGATTAGCAGATACTATCTCCTCACACGAGGGGAAGGC